CGCGGTAACTTTGAATCTGGTGTGTACTTTGCGGACCCGGTGGCCGTGCAGTAGACAACCCAGCCCGAACCCACGGCCCCTGTTTCTTCCCAGGTTTTCACAGTCGCCACCCACGATCCATCGAAACTGCGATGGGTCGCCCGATCAACAAGCATCGGCACAGACTCACCCACGCGGGCCGGGCCAGCGTTGACCGAATGCACCTCGAACCAGAATGAGGCGGGCCACAGTTGCGCGGTGCCGTAAGCCAGCAGCCACAGGGCCATCAGCACAAACAGTTTGGTGTTTTGCAGGGTTTTGGCTAGGGCTTTCACAGGCGCAACCAATTTCTGAGAGCGCCGGTCAACACACCCCAACTCGCCACCGATGCAGCGATCAGGCCCAGCCCGGTGATGATCCATTTCGAGGCCCGGCCCAATGCGACCCAGCCGCGCCACGCTTGCGCCATCGCGTGCAATGCGGCCTTGTCCTCGGCTGAAAAGTCAGGAGCTGCTTGCAAGTGTTGCTCCAGCCGGTTGAGCAACTGGTCGGCTTGAGGTTTGGTGTAGCTCATTCACTTCGCTCCTTTCGTCAGCAGGTCATCCAAGTCCTGCGGGCTCAGGCTTGCGGGATCTTTCATCTCCAGCGCGGCGGCGATTGACTCGCTGCAAAACCAGCGGTCTAGGCGCCCGCGCACGAACGCGGAAAGCGTCTTGATGAATGCGGCCACCCCGAGGTAGTCATAGGGCTCGCCTTCATGCTCAATGAACCACCAGCGCGCTCGCAGCTCGGCGGCGTAGTCGTACTGGGGCAGGGGCTTCACGTCCCAGCGGCCGCTGAAAATGTCGATCGACTTGAACCGCACACCGCCGTCTCGGGCGCTGCTGCTGGCGCATTCGGCCATGCCGTCTTTGATCTCAAACACCAGCTCGTTGTGGCTGTAGAGCGCGGGCAGATACGGCCACCAGCGGCGCGGTTTCAGGTGGCAGATCAGCCAGTGCGTAGTGCGGTGCAGCAGGCCGGTGGCGGGGCCTTTGTAGCTGGCGAGGTGCATCATGGAGCGGCCACCTCCGTCAGCACAACCTCGGGCCGCACGATGACGGGCGGCGGCTGGGTCAGCACGATAGGCGCTGGCTGCGTGACGATGACAGGATCAGGCGCAGTCACAACAGTCGGCGCGGCAGTGGCGTCCCCGCTGTTCGCGCCGGAGTTGCCGCTGATGGTGGTGATAGCCCCCGGCGCCTGAATCTGCCCCGCAAGGCTCACAAAACCGGCAGTCGTTGCAATGCCGGTGCGCGCTGCGTTGTCGCTGCTGCGCATGGACACATCGGCATTTGCCCGGATGCCGTAAATCTGCGTCAGGCCGGGAACAAGCACGCTGGCCCATTGCAGCGCGGCGTTCGGTGCGGGTGCTGCGATCTGCTGCGTCGGGCTTGCGGCGCCCTGCCCCAATGCCAGCGCCATGACGGCCGCGACCCGTGCCGCGCTGTCACCGGCGGCTGCAATGTCGGCCATCGCTTTGTAGCGGGCGGCGTCGGCCTGCCCCTTTGCCACGGCAACAGCTTGCTGTGTCTGCGCGTATTGCGCGTAGTCGGCAGATGCGCATCCGGTCAGTGCGAGCGCGATTATGGCGAGCAAGGTTTTCATGCGAGGGGCCTTTCTTCGGTTGTGACAGGTGAGTCCAGAATCACAAGCGCCCGCCCAACAGCCAGCAAGCCAGCGGCTTCAAGCATCTGCACGCCTGCGCGGGTGTCAGGCCGGTCCAAGTCCACAAACGCCGCTGCGGCCAAGTCGGCCTGATTCGCCCGCAGTGCAGCCGCTTGGGCGCGCTCTGCCATCGGCGCTGCCGGGTTGTCCAGGCCCGCGATTTCAAGCGCCACTTTTTCGGCGGTGGTGAATCGGTTTCGGAAAGCCAACCGGGTGATGCGTCGGCTGGGCAGCAGTGTCAGCGCACCATCGGCAAAGCTGTACTCACCCAAGCGCAGCACATCAAAGTCAGCAGGCGCGTCAATGAAAGTGTCCGGCCCGGTGTAGGCGTCGGTGGCGGTGCCTGCGATTCGGTTGTTTTGGATTAGGAGTTTCATGGTTTGCCTTTAGATGTCGCAGCGCAGGGTGCCGACAAACCACGTCCAGCCGGGGCCGGTATTCGCAACCGAGAACGGCGTAACCATGGGCATTGCCACCGGGTAGGTAAGGCCGTTGGATGCCAACACGCCTGATGCAGCCGACTGAAACATCGACACAGCCGACCCCGCCCGACGGGTCGCAATGTTGACGCCAGCAGAGGTGCCGTTTACAGTGCTCAGGCCGACCACGATGTATGAGCCAGCTGCGTTTAGTCCGGCGATTGCGCCCAAGGTGCCAGCAGATAGCGCGTACTGAGGCGCGGCGCGCATGGTGGTCAACGCGGTGGAAGATGCGGCAATAGCGGCGAGTGCTGTGTCGCTGTTAAATATCGACATCTTCGCTGTACTGGATGCAGCCACCGCTGTCATGGCTGTGCTGGATGCAGCCACCGCAGTCATCGCCACGCTCGATGCAGCCACCGCTGCCATGGCTGTGCTGGATGCAGCCACCGCTGTCATCGCTGTGCTGGATGCAATCACTGCATTCATCGCCACGCTCGATGCAGCCACCGCTGTCATGGCTGTGCTGGATGCAATCACCGCTGTCATCGCTGTGCTGGATGCAATCACTGCATTCATGGCCGTGCTGCTGGCGGCCACCGCTGTCATCGTCACATTGTTCGCCGTGATTCTTCGGACCTGCCCCGGAATCTCCAGCAGAACCTGCAATTCTCCCCGGCGCGAATTGTTCACCAGCAGCGTTTGCAGTTGCGCACCTGTGATGGTGCCGTTTTCGAGCGCATTCAACATGCGCATTGCTGAAATCATTGCCATTGGGTGTCCTTATATTTTGATGACGGTGACGGGCCAAGCGGCCCGAACGGCGGCGTTGGTAGTGGCTGCTGCCGCGCTGGCATTGGTGAGCATGATGGTCACCGTGTCGGCTGCGCTGACCCAAGCGTGATATGACAGACGCGCCGTGTCTGTTGCGGTGCTGCCCAATTGATCGGGCGGTGTAGCGATCACCCGATCGCCAATGAACGCACCTGCGACGGCGCCGGTGAATGAGGCGCTGGAGAGTGCGCCAAGTGTGGCGATGGCGCATGTTGCGCTGCCGGTCAATACTTTGGCGGCAAAGCTGCTGGCAAACCGCGCATCAAACTCCAGCTCATCGAACCGGGTCACCGTGTCATATGAATCAACAAGCTCCCAATTTGCGGCTTCCAGCAGCCAGCAGCCCGAAGCAGTTGCGAAACAGGTTTCGTCGTCGTCAATCTCGGTACTGCCTGCGGTCCAGACGAACAGGCCCAAGCCTTCGACAGTGATTTGATCGCCAGTGGCTGGGGTGAGGCTGCGTAGGCTGGCTCGGTTGTCGTAGGTGACGTATGCGGCGCCCGTTTTGATGACAGTCCAGCTTGCACTCACGCCGGGCGTGGCCGTGGTCACGTTTGCCAGCGTGGCGTTGAGCGCCCAAAACTGGCCCGCGTGCGCCACGCTGGCCGGCATGGCAAGGGCGCCTGTCAGAGCACTCCAGTTACCTTTGAAGTTTGCAGCTGGCAGAGCAACCGCAGCGGCGGCATTGGCAGAGGCAGCAGCAGCAACAGCGCTCACTTCCCGCGCATCGACGTTTACCTCCAGCGCGTTGGCTTGCGTGGCAAAGAGGGGCAGCGCGCCCAGCAACGCATCGCCCTGCTCGGCAAATGTGGCCGGGTTGTTGCGCTGCGGCGGTTGGGGTAATGCGGTAATTGGCATGTCAGGTCATTCCTTCAATTTCTGCGCGGAAATTGCTTGAGCTAAAGTTGTCGATGGTCAGACTCCAGTCGGCCAAAAACCCGTAAACGATCAGCGAGCCGAACGCGGTGGAGCCAATCCACACGACGTTGGTGGCTCGGAACCGGCTGACGTTTTTGACCACCGCATCGACGTTCTCGCGCAGCACCATGACGTTCAGGCTCATCTTTTGGCTGTAAGCGCGCTCGATCAATTGGATGTTCCCGAACGCATCGGGCTCTTTGCGCGAAAAGTCCCGAATCGAAACGCTGGCGCCGTATTGCGTGTCGCCCACTTCGGTCACAAGCCCGACAACCAGCATCCCGAGGGACACAGTGCCACCCGTGCGGGTGATGACGATGGTCAGCACGCCGTCGCCGTAAGCGGGCAAATTGAGCAGCGCGGCGTCGATCAGGTTGGTGATGACAAGCTCGGACTGCTCGTACACCGGCTCATAAAAATACTGATACCAATCGCCCACGTTGACGCCTGACGTGAGGTTGGTGCTGGCGCTGTAGACGGTTTCGCCACCGGCCACAAGCGTCACGCTGACGGTTGCAGCACTCAGGCCCAACAGCGCCAAGCTGTTGATGCGGCCCGGCGCGAGCACGATGGTCATGCTGTCGGCCACGGTGGTGACAGTGCCGATTTTTTGGTCGAACATCGCCCAGCGGTTTGTCGGGGCAACAGCGAGCCATCGGGTCGGGGCCAGTTCGGGCAGCGTGGCGTTCACGCCGGCGATCACGTTCTCGTAAATCTGGTGCGTGGTGGTGCGGATCACGCGCTGGCCGACCGTGTAGCTGGTGGCAGCCACCCACGCCGGGTGGTCGGCCTCGGGCACGCTGCTGCTTACCAGCCGGGCGTCGTTGATCGCGGTGGGTCGGATGAATTTCATGTAGCGGTAATCAGGGGTTGTTTGCCGCGTGCGGAGTCGTCAAGCACGGTGGCGGTGCGCTCGGCGTGGCGGTTGCCGGTGGCGCCGATGATTTGCAGGCGCTGCACTTCGGCGGTCAGCACTTCGACAAGCCTCTCAAGGCGTTCGGTGTTGCCGCCACCGACGCCCGATGTCGCCGGGTTGTAGGCCGCTGGCACAATCATTTCGCCTTTGTGGACTCGGGCGTCCATGTCGTAAGGCACGAAGTTGGTCCCAACGGCAAACTGCCGCTTCTCTTTTTTGCCGTAGAGCGCGAAGTGAACGGACGCGAACTCTGCGGCGTCCATGCCGTAGGTGTTGCCGCTGGCGAAGCTGGCCGCCACATCGGGGTAGCGCAGCAGGTAGGCGGCAGCTCGGGCCGCGTCGGTTTGACCCACAAAGTCAGATACGCCCACCACAGCGCCCGATGCTGTTTTTACGGTGCCGTCGGTGTTGAAAGCGCCCGACTGAAGCCGCGTGCTATCCACTGCGGCCTGCTGGATTTTCACTGCGGTCTGCGAGGTTTGCGCAGTTGTGAGTGCGGACTGTGCGCCCGTGAACGCAGCCAGGGCAGCGGACACACTCAGCACGCTGGCGTTGATCGCGCCCAGCGCGTCGAGCTGCTTGCTGTTGACGCCCATCAGGTCGTCCAGCGCCTCAAGCTGCCGCTCGGCCTCGGTGAGCTGGTAGCCCGAGACTTCGCTCAGCTTGCTCAGTTTGCCCGCCAAGACCAGTTGATCGCGCTCTTGCTCAAACCGCGTGGCGTAGGCGGCCTTGCCGATGTCGCCGGTCACGGCGCCGATGGCGTCGCGCAGTTGCGAGGCGTCGGGCAGGTAGCCGGTGGATAGCGCCGTGGAAAGTGCCGCATCAATGAACGCCCGACCCTGCGCGCCTGCCTGCGACGATGTGCTGGCGACCTCGCTGTACAAGCTGCGCACCGCGTCGCGCACGGTCTCGAACACGGCGCGGGTGGCGCTCACGGTTTCGCGCAGCACGTCGCTTTGCAGCTTGAGCGCGTTTTGCACCGCTTCGATGGCGCCGCGTGCGGACCCTTGTTGTGCCTGCTGCTCGGCTGCACGGGCGGCGTCGAGGTCGGACTGTGCGGCGTCGAGCGCCTTTTGCGCGTTGTCCACCGTGAGCTGGGCGGCGTTTTGCGCGAACTGGTTGAGTTCCTGCACAGCGCTGAGTTGGCGGGCGGCGAGCTGGTTGGCGCTGGCTTGGGCCAGCTGGTTGGCTGCGTCCGCCAAATTGCGCACCGACTGGTCTGCGGCGGCTGCTGCTGCTGCCAGTGACTGCGTGCTGCCGACAAGCTGCGCGAACCCTCCGCCCAAGGTCACCAGCGCTGCGTAGGTGGCTCGCCCGGCTTCGGTGTTGATGTCTTGCGCGTCGACCAGTGCGCGGTACTGCGCGAGAGCGTCGGTGGCGCCGGTGTTGGGCAGCGCAATGCCCAGCCTGCCCAACGTCTCGGTGAGCTGGCGAACGCCGGTGGCGGTGCGCTCTTGCTCGCTGTAGAACGCTTCGTAATAGGTGCTGGTGGCGGTGGCGAAGTTTTCTAGCCCGCCGAATGCGTCGGCCAGCTTGCTTGCCAAGTCGCCGCCGGCCAAGCTCGTTTCCAGCAGCTTGTAGCCCAGCGTGTCAAACGTGCCGTTCACCACCAGCAGGCTGCTGCT